GTTTCAATTGGCACACTAGCAGCACTACTTCGCTACCCAGAGGTGCACCTACTAGCCGACAAACTCAGCCTTTGTATTCGCGCTGCTCGCATTGCAATGGAAAGCGAAGTTCGTCGTCTGCGGCGGCGGCACAAAAGGGAGATGACGGGAGATGTTAGCGCGGAAGAGTGTGAAGATCGCCGGTTAAGGGTCGATCATTTTGGGTTTTGCGAACTCCCGAACCTGACTGCTTTGCAGAAAGACATCCTAGACATGCTAGTCGAGGGCAGAAATACGAGTGAGATTGGCAAGCTTCGCGGCACATCGAGGCAGGCGGTTTGGGCGCAGGTTAAGAAAATCCGAAGAAAGTTTGCCGAGCACTTGCAATCTTGTAACGATGGTGTAGCTGATTGACCAGCTCAAGATTTGCAAGATCTGCCGGGAGAGCAAGCCTTTCCCGGCATTTGAGTTTAGTCGCAAGGACCCAGTTTCCGGGTCGCCACAGCGCAAAAACACGTGCAGATCGTGCGTTGCGGCCCAGAAGCGAGCTAAGAGAGCCGCCAAACCTAAATCAGATCGTACGCCGAAAACGAGCGAAGAGCGCCACGAACGGGTGCAGGTGACGCTTAAGCCTGGTCAAGCAACAACGTTCAAATTGCTCGGCGGTTCGCGTTGGTTGCAGGATCAGATCGACGCGGCAACCAAAAGTTAACTTGACTTTCGCATGGCTTGCAGCCTTAGCGAGTTGTGACCGAGGTTGACCTTAAGGCGTGGATCAAAACCAAGCAGCTAGCGGGCGTTCTCCCGACTGCTGTGGCCCTTCGAGCGTTGCTCATCGCGGCGTGGCTGTGTGATGTGGCGAAAGTCAGGGAGGCGGGGGGAAACAACCGAGGGTACTGGCCGGACACGTTTGCACTGCGAGGCAAGTCGCCGGTCGGTTCACCATGGTGCGCTCTTGCGGTTTGGTACTGCCTGCTGGAGGCAGGTAACAGAGATGGCCCGAGAATGCCTGGCCGCGTCGCGGAATGGGCGACGTGGGCCAAAGAAACTGGCCGACTTGTTCGTCGTCCACGTCGAGGGAACCTGGCTTATTGGCTGAACAGCAACGGGACAGGTCACATCGGGTTTGTCCTTAAAACGCTCGGTCCTTTTGTTTGGACGATCGAGGGCAACACCAACGATGGCGGCTCACGCGAGGGAGACCGCATGCTACGCAAGGTCCGCCGCCTCAGCGCTTTTGACGGATGGATACGCTTATGAGAGAGTTTTTGAGCCTTTTCGGCGGCGTGATCTATTGGACAAGCGCGACGGACCTGACATCCACTGCGGTTGCACGGGAAGTCACGTTCGCGGCGTTCGCGGCAGTGATGCTCTACTGGATTTTGGGCCGCTTGGCGACTCAAATGGCCGCCCTGCAACGCGCGGTTGACAAACTGGAAGAAACGTTACGGAACTGGGCTAAATTGCCCAAAGGAGACTAGGATGGCAAGGCTTCAGATTGGAATTGAACTCAACACAGACGCGGATCCTGAGATGGATATTCGGGTCACCCCCGCCGACATCGAAGTGCCTGACCACATCGCGGCTGCGGCGCGAACGCTGATCAGCTATTTTGATGCTTCGGACGTGCATCCTGGCGACGGGGAGGCCGACATCAAATTGCCGCGCCGACTGCCGATCAACCTCGGATTCATCCGCACTCAGATATCGATCGACGGCAACGTGTTTCTTCGAATACGAGACTAGGCATGGCTTTCGAGATGACGCTGCGCCGGAAGAACGTCGCTCGGCTAATTGCCGAGGGCGATCTGACGCACCTCGAAATCATGGAAAAGGCGGGTGTCTGCAATTCGCGTTTTTACGACTGGCGATCGAGGCCAGAGTTCCAAAGAGCGGTTGCTGAATACCAGCGCGAGATCGAAACCGAAACACTTGCGTTCGGCATCAGCCAGAAAGCTCTGCGCCTCAAAGCACTGTATCAACGATGGCGAAAACTCCGCGCGGTTGTGGATCGGCAATTTGCAGCCGATTGCGTGGACGCGGTGCTGCTGCGTGAATTGCGGTCGATGGAGCAACAAGCGGCGATTGAGACCGGCCAATGGACCGAAAAGCGCGATCTTACGAGTGGGGGCTCGCCAATCAAGGCGCTTATCGGAATCGACATTGAGGAGGTCTAGATCGACCTCCTTTTGCCCCCATCTGCCACCAGCGAGATGGAACGGCGCGGAATCACAGCCGCGAACCGCCCGTTTTGGCCTCAGGGGGCGGCAAAAACCGCGCTGTACTGCCGCGACCGCGAGTACTTGCTTGATGGGCCTGCAGGCACGGGGAAAACGGTCGCCAACCTCAACAAGCTGCTAATTTTGGCGGAGAAGTATGCTGGCAGCCGCCATCTCATCATTCGGAAGACGCGGGCGTCGCTGACGGAGTCCGTATTGATTACGTGGGAGGAGCACGTCGTGCCTGGTGCGCACGGTTGTCTCGATGGGCCATCTCGAAAGAACCGTGCGGCGTATCACTTTGCAAACGGTTCAACGGTCGTGCTCGGAGGCATGGACAAAGCGACGAGGATCCTAAGCTCGGAATACGACACAATCTATGTGCCGGAGGCGATCGAGCTGACGGAAGAAGAGTGGGAGGTTTTGACGACGCGGCTTAGGCATGGCGCGATGCCTTACCAGCAACTACTCGCCGATACCAACCCGGACAAACCCTCTCACTGGCTCAACCAGCGATGTCTGGCGGGCCGCTGCACGCGAATCCTCTCGAGGCATGAGGATAATCCCCGGCTGTTTAATCCTCTCAGCAAATCGTGGACGCCCGAGGGGGTGCACTATATTGGAACTCTCGACCGGTTGACAGGAACGCGCTTGCAGCGATTTCGTTTCGGCCGCTGGATCGCAGCCGAGGGTCAGGTGTACGACGGTTGGGATGCGGCGGTGCACCTTGTCGATCGCCGGGAGTTGCCTGCGGACTGGCCGCGCATCTGGACGGTCGATTTTGGTTACAACAACCCGTTTGTGTGGCAGAGCTGGGCGATAGACCACGACGGCGCTCTGTGGCTCGAGGCGGAGATTTATCACACCCAGCGACTTGTCGAGGACCACGCAGTGATGATCCGCGACTGGGCCTCTGGTCGGCCCCGGCCTCGCGGGATTTACTGCGACCACGACGCGGAGGACCGGGCCACACTGGAGCGGCACCTACGGCCGCTGGTTACCAGGGCAGCCAACAAAGCGGTGAGCACCGGGATACAGGCAGTGAGCGAGCGGCTCCGGTCAGGTACAAATGGCCAACCTCGGCTCTGTATTCTGCGCGACATATTGATCCATCCTCGCGACCCTGAGTTGGTCAATGCCAAAAGGCCAACTTGTACAGCGGAGGAGATCGATGGGTACGTATGGGACACCAAGTCAGGTCTAAAAATTGGCGAGCAGCCCCTAAAACTCGATGACCACGGCTGCGACGCCATGCGCTACGCGGTTGCCAGCCAAGACGCAACCCCCTCTCGGAGCATTGTTGGCTTTTAGTTGACGGATCGGGAAACCCTTGCAGCAGTTAGCACGTGGAATACCACGACCTCATCCGGCTATCGCTAATCGCCTTATCTGAGCGTCAAGCGGCGTATGCGACGTGGCGCAAGTACTACGCAGGCCAGCACGAGATGCGGTATGCAACTCAGAAGTTTCGAGAGCGTTACGGGCAACTTTTTAGCCAATTTGCAGACAACCTGTGTCCTATCGTTATCGATGCCAATGCCGACCGATTGATTTTGGATGGTGTGGATGACGCGGCCACTGGGCAGTCGGACGCGGATGTGCAGCAGGTGTTCGAACGCAACCGCTTTGATTCCTTGCAGCAATTCGTGCATGCCGAGTGCCTGCTGATGGGCGATGCCTACCTTCTTCTGTGGCCAAGAGACACGCAGGTGGGGATTCGTAGGCAACGAGCGGAATTGATCGCGCCAATCTTTGATCCGGATGAACCAAGTACTTTACTTTGCGCTGCCAAGTTTTGGCGGACTCACGAGCACCATCACCGCTTGACAATTTACTATGCGGACCGATGCGAACGATGGATACGAAAGACGGGCACAACAAGCAACAATGCTAACGCTGCTCCGCAAGCGGATTCGAGTTCGATCCCAGCAGATTTGAGGCAGGCGTTTGTCCTTTACAGCGACGGAGAAGCAGCGGTTCAACGGCACAATTTTGGTCAGGTCCCGTTGGTGCATTTTGCCAACCGTGCAGATGTTGGGGAGTTTGGCCGCAGCGAACTTGTTCCCGCTCGGGCCATCCAGGACGGCCTCAATAAAAGTTGTTTTGACGCTCTCGTCAACTCGGAGCACACCTCCATGGCTCAACGATTCGTTTTAGGCGTTGACGTTGAATACGACAAAGAGGGGCGACCGATCAATCCCTTCGAGGGAAAGGGGCTTTGGACGCTGGCCAATCAAGACGCTACGGTAGGGCAGCTCGAG